CCGCCCGGTGTAAGGTACGGCCGCCACGGTTACGGTGCCGTCGGACTTGAACGTGATGGAAGCAGTAGCGAGGAATACCGTGCGACCGCTGTCGTCCGAGGCCATGCGGATAGTATCGATCAATCCGGTGACGGCCGAAGCGGAAACCTCGGTGATGGAAACGAAACCGCTTATAGAATCTTCGATCTCCTGCACGGCGACATTTTGTGCGACCACAACGCATTTTTTGTTGGCGTTGATCGCCGCGACGATGTTTTTTGCGACTTGTCCCTGCGGGTTGAGTCCTTCGGTCGGTGGATGCAGATAAGCGTTGTAGTTGAAGGTAAATACATCCGCTTTCTCATTCCAACCTGTAATCTGGGCATCCGTCACAAGTCGATGCGAGGCATCGGCCATGAGCTGCGCAAGAGAGGTGACATTTGCCCAGCCGAGTGCCGACCAAGTCTTTGTGCCGTCGCCGACCTTGTATTTCAACGGAGATGTACCCCTTACAAGTCCGTACTCACCGTCGAGCAGGACGGGGTTTGCCTCAGTCCATTCGGCCTCGGTACCTGTTGTGAATTTGATGCGTGACTTGAGCAGGATTTCCTGTACTACCGCTAACGTTTGTTTGTCTGCCATGATATTGTATGTTTAATCGTTGCTTTTTAAGTCGGCGGGGCTGTATCCGCCGAGGATCAGACGGTCGGTTTTTTTGATGTAGTCGCCCGCGGATGCCACTGCGGGGAATCTATCGTATCGTTTCCTTGTTACGATGCCGTCGGTTCTATTTACCAGATAGTAGATTTGGTAAATTTTGATTGTTCCGTCTTCCTCCGATGTCTCGAATATTCCTGTAAATAACTGATAGCCTTCGTCTACTTTTTGAACCTGAATAATGGATTGTTGGGGGAGTTCCGCCCTTTCTTTTATGTAGATATTCGCCGTAATACCTTTTTCGAGCTTTTCCATAATCTTGAGACAGGTGGCCGGATATGCAGAACTCGTAAGGTCGATAATGTCGTATGAGGCATTGATTATCGTGGCAATTACCGCCTCCCCGTAGGCTGTCTGCTTAAAATTGTCTGATGGGCCAAACCAAAGGAATAGCCCTGTTTTGGCGGGGAAGCATATGCTTTTTATTTGATTTAAAAAATTGTCATCCGGTATTATCAAAGTGAGTTCCCGCCGAAGTTCTCCTTTGCACATGCGCCTGCGCGATAACGGGATGAATACTTCGAGCGAGTATTCATCAACCTGACGGCAGTCTTTGTAAACTCCGTCAATGCGGGACGCTTTGAAGTGGGTTGCTCCATCTGTAAAATAGTCGATGGTGAAATCGATTCCCGCGTCCGGAATTGCCGCTTTTACAAGAGTACCGTCACTTTGCCGTTCATAGAATGTTTCTATGTAGGTAAGGTCGGTAAGTATGTTCCAGCGTCTATACGATGTCATGGTTCTTGTTTTATGCAAAAATATTTGATTGCTGTCGCTGCGGAAAGGACAACTTTATTCCCGCCGTATTGATGGAATTTGCCAGAAATCGGTCGGGAGTTCAGGTTCCGGAAGTTCTGCCCGGTCATAATAATTGGCTTCATCTTTTTCTGACAAATGGTATTTGAAGGTGTAGCTGTTTAGGGCGGCCTCTTTGTGTTTGACTTCGTACTCCGTGACGATTATTTGTTTCCACTCCCCGTCTGCGTATAGGTAGCGATTGCTGGAGTGCAGAAACTCCTGCCATTGCCGGGCTATGCTGCTCGAACTGATGTAACCTGTGTTTTGCTGCCAGATTGATGTGTAATCGTTGCTTAATTCCGCTTCGCGGCCTTGATTGATGAACGTGTCGACCTCGCCTTCTGGAAGTAATGTCGAAAGTCCGGATGCGATTATCGTGTCGAATCCGCCGAGCGAGTTTTGGAATAAGAAACAGCGGTCTCGAAAGTTGCCCGACCGCAAAATATATCGCTGGGCGAAAGGGTAGTTCTTTGCACCTGCCGTATCGGGTTCAGAGACGGAGTTCGCTCCCAATCCGTAGATGTCGTATGCAATCGGTGTCAGTTCTTCCGAAACGCAGATATTACGCCAGAGTAGCTCGAACGAAACGTTGATCCGGACGATGCCTTCTTCGGATGCTGTGAAAATGTCCTGTGTGCGCTCGATTCCTTCGGCTGTATATAGGCGCGACTTGATTCGCAGAAATTGTGGATCTCGATTGAGTTTTACCACCGATAACCATTGCGGTTGCCATGCCGGCATGGTGACGATTTGCCCTTGCCAAGTCAGAAAGTTTCTGGCCCACCAATCCAGCCCTACTTTGCGAGGAGCTGCAACCCCGCCGGCAATGACCTGAAAACGATATGTTTTGGTTGTCGCCGTGTCGGTCAGCGTTATATACAAATATGTAAAGTCGGTAACGCCGGTTTGTCGTGGAAATTCACATTCCAGCAGGGTATGGACGATGTCCCGCAGGTTGATCGTTATCAAACTCTCTGCATCGTAATAAAGCGTCAGTTTGTCACATATAGTTGCATCATCAAGTCTTACTGTCATGTAAACACAAGTCAGGCTTGAATTTTTGTTCCTGATGATCATTTTCCCCAAATTCTCAGAAAACTGACAAATTTCGGGCTTCTCGATTATTTCGAAGGTATCTACCATTGGCTCGGCTTCTATTCTCGGACAAAAATATCTACATGACGCGCGGACTGAAAGGACATTACACTTCGACCAACTCCGCATTCGAGTGAAGGATATCGTGAGTGGTATTACCGGTTATTTCAAGGGTTTTTATCAAATAACGCACGTTGAAGACCAACACTTTGACCCAGAGGCGTAGGTTTGCAATATCTGATGCGGTCAGGTTGAGATCGACTTTAAGCATTTCTTTGTCCCGTGCCAGCCACTCCGCGTAGGGTTTATGGAATCTGTTGTACAAACCATTTTCCCCTCCAATTGCAAGGGAGTACTCGCTTCGGTCTTCGCTGCCAGCAGAAAGATCGGGAATACCGCCCTCGAAATAATATCCTTTATCCGAAAAATTATTTTTGATCAGCAAGCCGATATACACTTCTGACGGGCGATTGCCGCCTGCGGTGGGAAAATCTACAATAGGAGTTATGGCGTTCAGTCCAATTGCTTCTTCGATCGATCCGTCAGCATGTATTTGCTTTGACGGGTATACGGCCAAAGGAACGCATTTCGGACATGTGAAGTCGATCGAACAGTCGTAGTTCTGATCTTCCGAGTCGGCAGCCGGTTCCATTTTCGTAAACCCGGCTTGATGTACGATATCCAGAGTGGCTATTGGTGTCGTATATTTGTTCCATGCGGCACCGCGTCCTGAATAATAGAGCAGAGCGTCGATTTTCTTACCTGAATAGATATCCCCGGTTTGGGCCAGTCTGATATTTTTATAGTCGGGAGACACCCTGTATTTGTTGATGATGTCCTGCAGAGAATAGCTTTCGATAATCTCATCAGTTGGCTCTTGGCCCAAATCCTCTTCGTAGGACTTGGTGTAGTTGTCATCCTCGTTACGGAATGCGAGGGTATAGCCTTTCTTTTCATAGGCGGGGAGCGAATAATTGTCGCTGACTTTGGCCGTCCAGTCTACAAATTTATTGCTTGCGAGAATCGACTTGTTACTCATCAGGAAATACTTTTTCCCGGAAAAAAACAACGTGCAGCAAGGTATTTTGAGTAGACTGATAAGAAAATCGCTCAAGTCCATGTCCGGCATCGAGTCGGCAAGATCGAGCGTACATTGGGTAGGATATAACCCCGGCCGGGCACCGGGCGATGTATCTTTTACCCCGTATCGGTTGTCGTATTCGGAACTTTTGTAAAGTCCGAGGATCGCTAACATATTGAGGAGTTTTTCGAGTTCCGGTTCCCCCAGCTCTAACTCCGGAAGGATTTTATCGAGGATATAACGTACTTTGATCGCTGGGACAACATAAGGCCGGGTGGTGTAAAGCCAGTTCGCATATTTATCGACCGTTGAGCATTCTGCTTTCGTCGGCCCCGACGTCACATACTCGATCGAGGCGCTCATTGCCTTGCGCATAATCTGGGGCAGGCCGAACTCGTCATATAGTCCTTTACGGGCGTTTTCTACCATCGTTGAGAATTTGATGTCCTCAAATCCGGAGAATGGGATGTCGGTCAGCTTTCCTGTGACGATGTGGTCGAATTCAGCCCCGACGAATGAGTATTGTAAGGACTTATCGGAGTAGTCGTCATATTTCAGTTCACCCTGAAATGCGACTATGCCATTGAATAACGCCTCGCAGGCGGCAGTCTTGCGTGACGGCCGCAGCCGGATGCCGGGTGTGAATCCGAAAAATTTGCAGTTTTTAGGCGACAGTTTGAATTCAACATTCGTGGAAACGGCCACTGGCACCCTGTCATCTTCAAAGATTGGATTGTCCAGTGTAAATGTCACATCCTGATCAGGCTGTACATCGAGGATTATGCCCTCGGATCGGAATTGTATCATCGTTTTTTGCCTCCAATTTGCCCACGTTCCCGCGTGCGGTTGTACTCTTTCATTTTCGCAACGATTCCGTTCTCGCCCAGCATTGTCACGTAGGCAAGAATCGGATTCTTCAGCACGTCGCATAGACGATCGACGGCCGCGATGAATTTGCCGGCCGTGCCTGCGTCCAAAGAGGAAAGCCCCGTGTCTGTTGTGTCGAATGACGGGATATCTCCTGTTGGGCCACCGGATACGAATCCGGGTACCGGTGTATTTTGCCGGTATACGGCATTGAAATCGAAGCTGCCGAGTGTCCCCTGTCGGCGGGCCGCTTCGATCGTGTTCAGTACGGGAATCAACGAGGGGTTATCCATTGCGGCCGCTGGAACGACATACTCCTTCCCGTTTTCCGATACCAGCACCGTCGGCGATGAGATGAAGCCTCGTTTATCCGGAGAATAACGGGCGTTGAATTTTTTGCCGTCCTGCATCCGCTCGATGACCTGACCACCCTCTTCGGCGCCAGTCGTTATTGGGGTTGATGCAATCATAGCGATTTGTGCGGCTCCCATAGCACCGACGATAGCGGCAAAGATCGCACCCAGAGGCCATCCCCATTCAGCCAGTGTTTTCGTGACACCAGTTGCCGTATTGATGATGGCGGAGGTGATGTTCATGGCCTTCTGGCGCTTCGCCTGTTTGATTTGCATCTCTTCTTGTTTGGCTTCGAGATCTGCGGCCATTCGCTCCTCCTCTGCTTGTGCTTGCTCTTCGGTCATCAGTCCTGCTTTGACACGCTTCTCGTTGGCTTTTTTCTTCTTATCCTGATTTTTCTGATATTTCTTTAATTCTGCGTTTTCCTTTTTGGTCATCATATTGTCGTAGGTAGTATATACCTGCAGCGCCGTTTCCGTAGCTGCGCCAATCGCTGTCATGGCGGCATGTACTGCTTGCAACGCTTCTTCGGTAGAAGCAGCCCCGTTCTTCAGCACGTCAAAAAATTGCATCCAGTCCGATTGTGGTAGGCCCATGAACGTTGGGTCGTTGCCGGCAAAAGAGAATGTTTTCTGCTGCCCGTCGCCGAGAACTTCCAATACGCCGATGATCGCTGTCCTGACATCTTCGAAACGATTGACGAGATTCTGCTTCTCTTGAGCCGAGAGAAGTTGTGTGTCGAGTTGGATGCCGTCGAACATTCCGGACTCGATAAGCGTTTTAAGTTGCGCAGAGAGTTGAGTCAGGTGTTCGAGTTCCAATCGGGACTCTTCTTCCGCTTGGGCTTTCCGTAGCTGTTTGCGTTCAGCGGCCGAGCCGTGGAAGTCGAGGAGTTCCTGCTTGTGACGGTTCTTGAGCTGTTTCTTTTGCAGCTCATAGGTCTCCTCTTCCCGCTTTAGTCGATCGTCGATCTCGTCGAGCCGAATTTTGGTGATGTTGCGCTGGTGGGCTTTCTCCAGAGCTTCCAATGCCGCGGCGTTGCCTGCGTACCTCTTTTTCTTCAGTTCGTAGTCGGCGTTCTCCCGCTTGATCCGATCGGTTTCCGATTGCTGGAGAAGTTTGTTTATCTCCTCTTCTTTGGCTGCGGCCGCCTTCTTCTGCTCAAGTCGTTTGTCTGCGAGTTGGTTCTGGATTTTGAGCCGCGTAGCCCCTTCATCGATATTTTTCGCAAGGCGTTTTTCCAATGCCGCAATTTCCAGTTTCAGCAGCTCTTCGTTGAATTGGGACGCGGATACGATTTCCCCGTTCTGATATTTCTCCTTGAGTTTCAGTTTCGCGGTCAGGAACTCTTTGTCTTTTTCGAGCGACCATTTGCCTGTATCGTCCGGGGCGGTGGGCGTTGTATTTGTGGTCGTGGTGGTGTTCAGATTGAGAGGGGTGGCGAACTTACCGTAGAGAGTGTCCAGCATCGAGAGAGCCTGCTGGCCTTCGGTCACGGTATTGCGTAATTCTGTGGTGATTTCTTGTAAGGCGATATTTCGGCCTGCAGGATTCCATGCCGATCCGGTGAGGTTCAGCCCCAGATTTCGTAATTCCATATTGAGGTCGGAAACTGCCTGACTTTGTTTTGCAGAATCGTTTCCGGCCGCTTTTATCTTACCCGTGAAATCGACAACTGCGGCGGCGATCAATCTCTGCTTATCGGCGGTGAGCGACGATTCGTCGCCCCATTCTTTATACTTGGTCGTGATTTCGGCGATCGCCTTTTTCGTGGCTGTCATCTCATCTCCGGCGATGCGTTCCGCTTCCTGCTGCCGGAATTTGAGCTTGATGTTCTTTTCCAATTCGGTGTTTACCGACTGAAGCGCAATGGCGATATCCTCGTTGGTACTTTTCTCGGTGAGCAGCTTCGGAAGGTACTTGCCGTACCTCTCGTTGATGATCATGATCGCTTCGGCCCGTTCGCGGCTCCCGGAGGCTGCGCGGGTCGCTGCGTCTTGCAATTCGTTGAGCTTCCGTTTCTCGTTGTCGATTTCGACCGCGGCTTCGGCGGCTATATTCCTGACCTGCTCGTGGGTTTTGAAAATCTTATCGCTGAACAGAGTTACCGCACCGATGGCGACTGAAATTGCTGTCGCAATCCAACCCCACGGCCCGGCCTTGACGACGCTGTTGAATACCTGTGTTACCAGCGTTGCCTGCTTCGTAATGGCGATATACGCAATATGAGCTGCTCGGTAAATCACCATCGCCTTGTGTGCAGCAAACATTATGGTTTTGTAGGCTGCGACGGCCGCAACGATTGGGATAATCGCTCCTTTTGTCTGGTATAAGAATTTCACAAGACCCGTCAGCGCCTTCAGAAAGGTTACGGTGATCGAGGTTGTCGAGGTGAATGCCGGATTCAGTGTTTCGCCGAGGATTACGGCCTGTTCATGGAGCGCTTTCTTTTGCTTTTCGTATTGGGCCGTGGCACTTTCGTTTTTGGTGTTGAACTCTTCGATGACAGACGTGCCAGTTTCGAATGCACGATTGGCGATTTCCTGCTGCCGGCGCAGCTCGTCGGTATTGGCCGCCAGAACGCCCAAGACCTGCACGCTACGTTGCCCGTCGAGTTTCATCGAGTTCAGGGCGTTTACGATCGACTGCATGCCTTGTCCAGACTTGCCCATACCCTCCAAAACGCGGATAAATGCCTCGTTCATATCTTCGCCCATGAGCTTCTGAAATTCGCCGAGGCTCATCTTGGCAATTTTGGCAAAGACCTCTGTCCGCTTGTACATGGCGGTAATCACCTGCCCGTAGGAGGTGCCTGCCGTTTCGGCCTGCTGCCCCAATTTGTCAAGGGTGCCGGCGAGGCCGAGGACGGACTGAATCGAGATATTTACGTTCGGCGCCGTACCGGCCGCCCTTTTTGCGAAGTCAACGACAAAACCCTCGGCCGCCGTGGAGGCCATGCCGATTTCGTTGATTGCCGAGCCTACCTTGAGCATACTCTGCTCGATGCCGTATTGTTCTCGGAGATGGAAAATATCGACGAGTTTTCCGATCTGTTGGATGGCCGCTTCGACATTTCCGCCGAGGTCGCGGGCCAGCGAAACCCCGATTTTGTCGCCGGCGCGGGCAAATTCGAGCAGGTTTTGTTTACCTTCGATACCGAGTTTACCCGCGACTCGCACAATGTCAAGCAGTGAGTTGTGGGTGGTGCGGGTGTCTATCTTCTTCAGTTCTTCCGATACTTCGCGGATCTCCGTTTTTGTTGTTGAAGTGGTCTTCTGGGCATCGGTTAGAGCTTCGTCATACTCCAGAAAGGCGGCACGGGCTTTCTTGGTGCCCATGACTGCAAACGACATTGAGGCGAATCCGGCCGTGATCGCGCCGAAGAACTTGCTGAACCCGCCGGCCATCCGTTGCACGACGTTCCCCGTGTCGCGTGCTGATCCTTTGAGAGCCTTGATGCGGACATCGACCTGACGCAACTCCATGCGGAGCTTCTCCCATTGTTCTGTATGGGGGACGGCATTGCGGAAAGCGTTCATAGTAGTTCTATGATGCTGCTGCAATTCCCGCAACGTCATCTTTTCGAGCGACTGCTGTCGGATCAGGTTCTGTAAACGGGTCTTTTGATCATCCAGTGCTTTGCTTTGTTTGTCGATCTCAGCCGTAAGCGCACGATATTCCGGGGTGTTCTTCTTCCCTTGTGCTTCGAGTTGTTTCTGGGAAGCGATAAGTGCATCAAGAGCGATCTTCCCATCGTGGGTGGATCGTTTGAGGTCTTCGATACTTTTGCGCCCGGCGTCGCCGTTGATGATGATATTGAGCCTTAAATCTTCATCCCGAAGTGCTTTTGCCATATTTCTAATCTGTCAGTTGTTGCTTGATTTCTGCAACAACATCGTCGGTCAGACCGTACATCAACCGGGAAGCAATCGACTCGTAGTGTCCGTAAGCAAAACGGGTGTGAATCTTGCGGGCACGCCGGACGAGCTTGGAACCATAGCGCAGAACCCGCATGTCGAGGAACCGTTCTTCGATCGTGTGCTGATAGGTCATTGTCGCCGACATCTCTCCCTGTTCGGAAACAGACATCGAACGCTCATTGACCAGTCGGCCGGTGCGGGAGTGGAGCTTCGTTGCCAGCACTGTATTCTGGTTCTTCAGCCAGCGGTTCGACTCGTCGAGCAAAGTGCGCCGTATGTACTCTCCTTTGACAGTCATTTGTTGCAGTTTGCAACAAAAGTAGCCGCCCGAAGGCGGCTACAAAGGACAGGGATATGTGAGCAAAATAGTTACTTTTTCACCTTTGGCGAAGATGAAAGATAGCTGGCCAGTAGCCACGCGAAAAGTAAACCTATGCCTATTGCTCCGAACATATCAGATCGAGATTTGTGTTAATTTATGTCCGAGGTCGTGCAGCGCGGCCTCGATCTCCTTCGCACGTTTTTCCGAGGGCTTGGAGTACCCGCATATATACTTTGCAAGCAGGGTTTCATTGATACCCATGCGCCGAGCCATCTGGCGGACATTGATTTCCGGGAACTGGGCGAAAGCCATTGCGACCCGGTTGTCCGACGTTTCCGCCGGCTGGTCAAAAAAGCCCTCGAAACTTAAATCTTCGTCCAGTTCGGGCCAATGAATACCCGACCGGGATAATTCGTATTTCATGCGCTGCTCATCGCTTGCCCGTGCCAGACGGGGAAAAGCGCGGAGAAGCAGACTGCCCGTCCGGCCGTCGTCGGTCGTCAGGAAAATACGACCGTTTTCGAACCATATCTTTTGCGCTTTCATATTCGTATTATTTATCGAAAAACTCCTTCCACCGTTCAATAATCACCTCTTTGTTCTCTTCTATCCCCATGAGGGCGTGTTTTAACTCCCGTGGCTTCAGACCGAAATTTTCTATCAGTTTTATCTCCGGTTCGATCATGAATTTTGCGTCACATTCTCCGTTGCTGACATGTACGTGAACTGGTTCGTGATCGTTCGAGTAAAAAAAGAACTTCAGTCCTAAATAGTAAAAAAGTATGGGCATTGTGCAGTTGTTTGGTTTCTGGTACAAATATAGGAATAAAATTATTCCCTTGCAAATAAAAAGGAATATTTTTATTCCTACAATTATTTTGCCGGAGTGCAGAGTTACGAATTCAATCTCAATCATCCAGCCGACCCAGCTCCCGAATACTTTGTATACCGGAACCGTATTTGCAACCTTGATTGTCATGCCGGCCAAACGGGGACAGGCGTTATATCCCAGAGTGTCCGCCCGTAACGTTTTCAAAATCATATCGACCGTAGCGAGCATCGACAGATATTGTTCGAGTTCATCTTTATCGGTACGCTGTCCGGCCATTGCCTTTTCGAGGACGAAGATGGCGGCCGGGAGTTGATCCTGATAGGAGTTCGATGTTTCTCCTGTTTGCCGTAGTGATGGATAGGCAATCACGACCTGACGGCCGTCGGCGCTCTTGAGCCGCTCGGTTCCGTGCGTGTCATCGACAACGGGGATTACCTCGTTCTCCGTTACACGCATATTGACCAGATATCGTAGTAGGTTAATGAGTTTTTGCATTGCGTTTTGCTTGCTTTACGTTGTGGTGTAGAATCTGGAATATAGTATATAGGCCCTCTTCGTCGATGTCGTTCAGCGTGCCGAGTGCCCGATCCCGTGCCAGTTCGTAGGCTACATCTGTCAATGTGAACTTCGGGCCGGTATCGTGGGCAGTTTCCTCGCTGCTGAAGATCGTGCGCATGTCGATCTGTTCCCCAGCCACAACTATCGTCCCGGTCTGGAGAAATTTGACGCAGGCGGAGAACCACATGAGAATCGTCTGTTTCTGCCACGGAGCTATCCGGCGGGCATGGCATACGTCCCGCTCAAAGGTCTCGTGACGGATGGGGACGATACACCGGCCGGCCCGGTTGGCTTGCTTCGAAGGCTGTCGATACAGGAAAGCGATCATCCGGTCGAGGGCCGCGGGTTGCCGGGTGTTCAAGAATTCGTCGCGGGCGATCAGGGCATTCCGAAATTCCACGAGAATCAGGTCTTGCAGAGCGTCGGCCGGCCCACGCAAACGATGGCTGCCGATATGGATTTCGGGCAGCGGATTCTGTATGGTGTCGAATGTCGGGAGCAGACCGTCCTCGGTGTCGGTAAACAGCCAGCCGAGGAGGTTTTCGCAAAGCAGAAAAATGTTGGCATTCTTCTGTTCGGCAGCGGCTCGATTGAGTTTTTCCCACATTACCGAACGCCATGTCCGTTTGATACCGAGGAGAAGATAGAGGACGCGCACATGAAACTCAAGCGGAGATATGAGGCCGGATTCCATATCCCAAAGCAGGCGCATCGTAACGCGGGCTTGTTCCGGTATCATCTCGCTCCATTTCGAGGGGATTTCCCTGCATACGCCGATAGCGGGTATTTCGATCGTATTCATTATTGAACAGAAAAGAATTTGTTTCGGGGATCGTTGTCCGGTAGAAGAGAGTATTTTTCCGCAGTAGCCGATAAAGCCTCGTGAAACTCTTCGAGGGCGGTTGCCGCCTGATGATCGAGGGCTGAAAGGTAGAATTTCAACGCATCAGTGGAGGGGGTCTTTCCGGCTCCTTTACCCTGAAATGAATCTGTAAACCGCTGCGAGATCCCAATCGGGAATACGGACACCGAAAGTCTCTGGACGGCTATCACCATCGCCTTCAAAGCTACAAAACGCCGCGCTGCAAGAGCCATGTCTGAATCTATGTCTGATAGGAGCGACATATAACGATCTCCGGCAATCGGCCTCACAAAGCGCTGCTGCACTTCGAGGATGAAGGGTATAAGCGTATAGAAGGTGTAGAACGAGCCATCGAGCGGGTAGATGCTTTCGAATTGGTCGAGGGTACGGAGAATCGACTGTTGTTGCTGGGTGCGCAGCGGCGAGTCCTTCCACTCTTTGATGTCCGTTTGCTCAAGGAAGAGATACAATTCGTCGAGCGTTCGGAAGAATGTATCGCGCAGAACCGCATCGTCCTTCTCGATCTGCCATGCCCACGGCAGTTTTTCGTTTTCGCTGATTTTTACCTTTCTGCCGCTGTCCTCATGGCTCACGAGGTTTCGCTGGTAGAAGTGATGCATGGCTTTATACGCCACCGGCAACTGAACCCGCCGTACGAGCATGTCTTCCGGATCATCGGATGACACTTCCGGATCATATTCGTCCGTCATATACCGGGAGTGTGCCCGGTCGAATGTAGCTTTCCCGATCAGTTTGATAACTTCGTTTTGGGCCAGCACGATATCCTCGCTGATCCCGGTGAAGTCATTCGCCTTGTACCATGTGCCGGTGAGATTGTATAGCTCTGCGGAGCCTTTTTTCGTTTTATTGAAAATCATGGCGTCAGTTTTTTATGCGGTCATTGGGGGATGTCTCGCTTTCGGTCAAAGGTTTGCTGTGATAGAAGTCGAGTTGTAAATCAGTGTCGGGGAAATTAAAGCGGATGGCTTGGTTGATGGGTTCCAAAATGTCGTATGTGGGTTTGGCGGTGTTCGACATCATGAAGAGTTTGTAGGCGTAAAGCATTTCGGAACCGGATGCGAGCTTCCCGGCAACCATGATGTTCGACAGAGATGCATGCAGACCGAGGCCGGATGTGATTGCCGAGCTGGCCGCCTCCATGACTTTGAGTTGCGATTCGATGAAGTCTTTAATTTTCTGGTCTATCGCCTCTACCTTCCAGATGTTGGTTTGTTGCGAGAGCGGGTCGAAAACATCCACTGTGTGGAAGAATTTTCCGGCATTCTTGGCCCCAGATAACACTTCGGTTAGCTTGGTAAGCATGGTTGCCGTGAGTTTGCCGATCTCCTCTTCTACCTGTTTATCACTCCATGCCGGATTGTTCTTGCGAATGTACGTGCGCTTCTTCTCCCAATATCCGTCTGGAGAATGAACATGATACGCAGCGTTGAACCCGTTGTCGGTAACGTATTTGAATATGGCCGGAACTTCGGAGCCTCGCATGATCCAGCGCAGAGTTCCCCAATATTCCGGAATCGAATAGAAATCCCGTGCGAACGAGTAAGACGAGTTGTAAGCTGCCGAAGCGGGGTATCTGGCCGGGTTGCTGCTGTCGAATACCGGGTAGGTTTGGATGCCGGTGTCGATGCAATCGTTCTCGAAGTTCCCGACGAAAATGTGCCTTACGTCCTCAAGACGACGGGTGTCGGCCCATTCGAGGCGGGCATTTTTCGCAGACACAAACTCCAGAGCTGCGATTCGCGGCCTTTGGCCGGAGATCCGTCCGCGGCGTTCGAGCAGCTTGATGTCAAAAAATCCTTTGAGATACAAGTAGTCGGTCATCGCCGCGTCGATGTACTTCAGGTAGTCCCAATCTTTCAACCATGCCATTATCTCCCTATCATCCTTGAACTCCTTCGTTATCTCGCCATTCTCGAAACGCAGGCTGCGCAGAAAGGGGCCTTCGCCGTACAGCAATCCCTTCTGACGTGCAAGAATACCGGGGGCGAGATTGTTTTCGTCCATAAGGTCACGGATTTGCACTGGCAGGCGGTTGTTGTTTCCGTAGGGTACGATCTTTTGTCCACCGACATACTGCGGCATATATTCCCAATTCTCCCGTTCTGCTTGCCATAGCAGAGTGTCGAGGTTGTTCGCTTGAGCCGTTGAGATCGTATAGACACAGTCATCGACCGGCAGGGCATATGAAAAATCCGAAATCTGGGTGGCTTTTCCTGTTTTATTCATTGCAAAATTACTTTTTGACCGTTAAAACTCATCAGCAATGGCTGATAAAAGCGCCGAGCTTGGCAGGTGTCGAGGTCAAGATATGCCTCGACGAATTCGGCATCTCGATGGTTCTCCTGTTTTTCACGTTTCAGCAGACGGGCATGCCGAACTTCGATCACTCCTTTGCTTGCGCGAGCCGTAGCGTCGTAGGACATGAACGTAAAGCCGAACGGAATCCCCTCGGCGGATAAGCGGCGCATCTCTTTTATTGCATCCCATAAATCCATAGCACAAAAATAGATTGTAGACCTGCGAAGCAAAGGACAAAGGCCCGGAGTGCCGGGCTGGAATGATATTGATTGCAGAAAGTTCGGAATGAAAGTCGAAACGGCTGATTGTAGATTGAAAATGCCCGATTTTTGCCTCTCTTTTCGGGGTGTTTTTATGATATTCGGTTGATATAGAGCACAGTTTGTCCGGTTGGATGAAAAACGATTTTTGTTGAGAGAAATTTAAGGCCGTCCCGCCCTCTCGGCGAGTTGCGATCGCACGACCCTCGAAAAGGTGATATATGACAAAAGACCTGCTGGGGTGGGGTTCGGGGCGGGGGATGGTTGCTTGCGGCTGGGCCGGGAGGTGTGGCTGGGGCGCAGCCGATCGCAAACCATGTGCGGCCGATAAGAGAAAGGCCGACCCTCTTTCGTAGGGCCGGCCCGATGTGTGTTGTAGGACTGTCAGCGTCGGTAAAGCATAATGTCCGTGTATCTGGAATTGTAGTTCAACTGCGCTCCCATTTCTTTCCGCACTGCGTTACGGAATGGATTCGCATTGACCTTTGCCTCGGAGATCCACTCGCATAGTTCAATGATCGAGGATTTGTTGGAGGTGAAATAGAAGTAGGATGTACTCGAAAGCAGGGTCAGCACGTCGAGATAGTCGGACAGCCGCCACCGACATTTATATACCCCTACCTCGGTCGATAGGTAGGGCGGATCGACAAGGAATACGACACCGGGGATATCCTTGTATTGATTGAACAATTCCCGATAGTCGGCGTGTACAACCTCGATCCCGTCGAGATACCCCTCACAACTATAAGGAGCACGACGAAGATTGTTGTACATTCCTTCTGTTTGCAGGCTTGCATAATCCGTAGCGTATTTGGATGAAAACAATAGACCTGACGAAAGCGTGATGTAATCGACAAATCCGTCCTGTTCGGCAGATTGTATAACCTCCAAAATATTCTTTCGTAGATTCTCCGGCAACATCTTTTTTTTCGGATACTCGCCGACAATTGTGCGAATATCTGCAAGGAGTGCATTTGTCTGGTCAATGTTCTCCAGACGTACATGGTAGTCGTCGAAGTCGTTGTAGATAACGCGGGCATCAGGTCGCTCCCGTTTGGTGACATGCGAGAGTAGGCCGCTGCCGCCGAAGAGATCCACGAATACCGTAGCGTGATCGAACTCCCGGAGTGCCTTGCGGAATTCGCGGATAAAGTGTTTCTTTTGGCCCATGAACGGCAGAGGGGCCGATGTGTAGTTTTTCATAGCTGAGTGAATTTTCAAGCCGCGAAGATCGCATGCAGAATTCATCCCGCAGCCGAAAATGCTGGGATCACACTGAAATATCCGTACAGTCCTTTTCAAACCGGGCGATGATCAGGTATACTTGCCGTTCGCACACTCCGTATTTTTCAGCCAGAACGGCCGCTATGTAGGTCATTTTACCCCCCCCCTCGCGGAGCTTACGATAGTCTTCATAAAGATCAATGTATTTGCAATCGTCCAGTCGGATACCGACGGACGATAGGCGTCGCAGGAGTTCGCGGTTGAACGATATAACCTCATAAAGTTTCATTGCACTCTGTTTTTTATTACCTTTGTCGTCTCACCTGCATACTGAAAGCAAATGCGTCATAAACGCGACAGAAGACTATCCAGCCCTCGGTCGTGCGTTTGTGGCGCATGCTTGCGTAAGTATGTAGGTGAGATGACTACTTGCGGCCGGGGGCTTTATTTGTACCCCCGAAACAGTTTGCAGGTTTGAATATAATGGCTACCTTTGCCATTGCATAGGATTGAGAAATGAGAATTTCTCTATTCCGGCGGAGGCGGAGACGTCTCCGCTTTTTTTATCCGAAAGTCGGTTCGTAGATAATATCGCTCCTCGGTGATCCTTTGACGATTTGGATCAACGGCGGCGTCATCATCAGGTACTTGAAAGAGTCAGACGGGTTGGTAGACCGCATCGGCAGTTCGGCGACCGGGAGATGCTCCGACCGTTTATCTTTACAGATTTTACCTTTCGAGACCCGTGTCCGAGCATTTTCGAGCGAAGCCTTGAGCGGTTTGCACTGGTAAGCATCGATGAGCACCTGCGGCAGATATTTATTGTGTCCGGCCAGCAATTCCTGCATGAAGATGTACTCGTCGCCCTGCCCGATATTCCCTTGGCCTATGGACATCAACTGTACACTCCAACCCGTAGGATGCTCGTTGCTGTCGAATTCGATCGCGTGTTTGAGCTGCGACGCGGTGTCGGCACCCATTTTCCGGTAGTTGTTGCCGGCGCGGTCGTAATACAGCATCACGTATTTGTTCCGGTGGTGCGCGAAATAGGTGACGAATTTGTCTGCCAACTGTCTAATCGACTCTGGGGAAAGGGTATAAATGAACTTCAATACGCGCAGTATCTGCGGTTCTTCTTGAGCAACGCACATCGAACACATATTACCGAAGTCCACGCCGAGCGATAGCACCCGCTGTGGATTGCAATACCGCAAGACACGACTGTCCTCTTGCTCCAGAAGTCCGAATCGTTCGTAGGCTTCTTCATCGATGCCATCGTAGTAAAAGTGCCGTTCTCCGAGGTTGGCATAAAAACGCTCTCCGCCCTCCAGTGTCGGTTTCATTGATAGGATCGCGGCCTTGTAGTCGCTGAACTGCTCTGCAAAGGCGTCGTCGAACCATTCGGCAGTCAGAATGTCGACATTGATATAGCTCGATGCAAGCATAAAGAAGGTTGCGGTTTCCGGTAGTCGGCGCAGCTCTACCCAGCGGCTCCGCCAAAGACGTGCCGTGCGTAGTTTGTTTTTGTACTCACGTTCGGCTTCCGGTGTCCGGGTTCGTTGCCATTCCAATTTTGCGGCGACATATTCATGAAGGGCTTGATTGTATACCAACCCAGCCTGCATGACCAGTGTCAGCCGCTCGGTATTCATTGCCGAGGCTCCTTTCAGTATCCAGTCATATTCCCCGATGTGGGATACATCAGGCATATCCGTGGTGAAGGAGTAGCCACGGTAAAACGGAGAGTTTCCATATTGCACGCTGTACCCGCGGACGGCTTTCATCAGGTTGGCGATCTTTTCTTCCTTGAAATACTTTACCTCGTCTCCAAACACATAGACATACGAACTGCCGGCCAGTGTCGAAGGTCGATCGAGGGAGCCGAATCGGATATTTGTACCGGTATGAAAAATGATTGTACGCTTGTAGGATACGAGACGGTTGAATGGCTTCCAGAAATGCGGTTTGAGCCATGTGGGCAGGTGTTCTTTCTCTTTTTCCGTGTATGTCGGCGGTTCCTTTTCGATTACGTAGTGGACGCCTTCATGCAGTCCTTTGCGTTCGAGGCCCTCAAGCACACCGGGCAGGATATTAGAGGTGAGGTTCGAGAAGGTATCGGCCACCCATACCAAAGGGGCACCCGGCATGTCGAAGATAATCTCCGCGAGTCGTTCGGCTTGAAAGTCCGTCGTCTTGGCCGAGCCGCGGCCCAAGACAGCGCGGAGCTTTCGCGGCATCAGCAACGATGCTACTTGGGCGTACAGGTTCTGATATTGTACGTCGATGCAGGGGCTGTCCCCGGCGTTAATTCTCTTCCTGTGCGACATTGATAATTTCGATAAAATCCACATCTTCGATCCCCGCTTCCATGCGCAGACGTTTTTTTACGGCATCCGGTGCCAGTACGGAATCGATCTGGCGCGATAGCGCGTCTCTGTTTGCCGGCGGGAGGCTGACATCCGAAGAGTCGAGGGATAGAAGACGAATCGGTTTGATATATTGTGAGGATGGGAGTTGTTCCGGGTCGGGTTGATCGAGACGGAGGATTTTTGCGGCCTTTGCCCGCATGTCTGCCGCCACGGCATAGTCGGCGGCACAGGTCGCTCTTTGGGCGACGATGCTCGACCATGCTTCGAGGTCGTCGGCGTATTTTTGCCGAAGCGCCTCTTTCGTTACGCGCCGGTTCGAGTAGAAGAGATTCACGGCTTCGTCATAAATATCGACGGCACGTGCATAGGAGAGTTTGAAGGGCGGCTTTGTCAGGAACTTGATGACATTTCGGCGGTCATGTTGTTTGGAGAGGGAGAATACGAGATTCAACAAGTCGATATATAACTGTTCCTTTGCCGAGAGATCGTCTTCGCAACCTTTGTCGATGTAGTCCATGATGCGCTGGTAGGATTGCTCGTCGGTGAATCCTCCGAACACATCCAGCTTCGTCATTTCAAACGAACGGTCTCGTTGTACTTTGTAGAGTTGTGTCGTCGCCGGAATGTTTCCGCCGAGAGCCTCATCCATGAGCCTTATTTCGAGTAGTGCGCGTTTCTGCAAGAGACCACGGGCTATCAGCACGGCAACGCGGCTGTTCGGGTCGTTGTACTCCTGCGTAAACTGCTCGACGTTCGCGTTGATGCTGCGGGCGATATCTTCCGGCGGCCAGCCGAGCGCACCGAGATCGACCAACCTCTGCTCCTCTTCAGGCGCGAGGTTTTCACCGATGCTCTTATGGTCGGATAGTTCGTTCATATTCTTCGATCATTTTATTGACGGCTGCAAGCTCGCGTTCTTTCGCCTTCAGACGGTTTCTTCGTTCGATATCCAGATGGGGCTTGCTGCCGCGGGTTATCTCGTGTTTGATCCGCCAGATGCTTCCTTTGAGATTCTTCTGTCTGGCGACAAGGGCAACAGGCCCCATTTTACGCAGGGTCGCCAGTTCCTGCATCTCCCTGAAGATCGAGTGCCGGCCGAGCAGCGCATGATGCTCGGCGTAGTATGTGAATTCGTAGAGAATTTTTCGATTTTCGGAAAAAGATTTTATAAGATTTTCGGCCGTCGCAAAACATTCGTCCAGTGTGGTACAATCGAATAGCCGCCGGTGCGCATCTACGTAATCTCGATAGGCTGTAATTTTGTCGGCTGCCAGAATTTTCAATTCGGGCGGACAATCCGGTTCAGAGAGAAACGTCCATTGCTCCCGGAAGGCCGGGCGGGAGCTGGGCGGGGGCGTCGTGAGTGGAGAAGTCCCCGCTGCCTTGCACAGCGTGTCGATAAGCAACGATTTGTACCGATCGGGACGCGCTGTTACGAGCTGGGCGAGATGCTCGTTCTTGGCGTAAAGAGAGAGGAGCCGAAGCCCTGCTTGGACTTCGGCTCCGGACTCTAACCACTTTTGAACGGCATCTCGCATTACGACCGGATTTTGGTGAGCAAGGGGGATACCGCATTCCAGCCTTCGGCAGATGCTGCAATGAACTTACGCTGACAGAGTCCGGCGATCACGACGTTCTCGCAGGGATTGCTCCGCAGGACGAGTGTAACGAAGTTGCCGAAATCGTGCGAAACTTCCGTAGCACGGACACCGCGGCGATACTCTTTTGCATAATCCGCGACGAGGGTTTCGTTGTCGGCATCCTCTTGCATCGTTCCGCAAAGTTCGACCAGAGCCACTTTGTTCAGGAGCATCGGCAGACGTTCTGAGTAGTGTCGGGAACCGTCTTTGCGAACGTATACCTTGAGTTGTGCCAGATCTGCAAAATCCACCGGAGCGACCGGAGCGCAGTTGGCCGGGACAAACACGAATTCGTCGGGGATAGAGGCATCCGCAATCAGAGCGGGGAATTGCTTTGCGAAGGGGGCATCATCGACGAATACAAGCGTACAGTGTCCGGGAGCCGCCTTCTGCCACAGAGCCTGCAACAGGTCTTTCGTGCCGGGGTAGGCCGCGATAACGATAACGGAATCGTCAGCCGGTACTCCTTCAGCATCCGAAGAGGCCGGTGCGGGGGCGGCATCCTTTTCCGGAAGGGGCGAAAGAGGTGCCGGTTCCGGAATGGGGGTTTCTTCTGGAGTGTTCCCATCGGGGCTTACGACTCCCGCATCTGCGGCTCGTTTTTCAACTTCGGCCGGAGGTGTGGCCGAAACAGCCGGAGCGCCTTTGGCCCCGGTCTGTCTTGCGGTGTTATTCTTTCCCATACTATGCCCCCTCTTCCTCTGTCGGTGCCGATGCAGCCTCGTTGGCGAGTTCCGGCATCTTGCCTTTGTAGATGCTTGCCCCGATCAGGTCTCGCTGCTCCTGCTTGAACGTGAGCTTCCGCTTGCGGGCATCCTTGTTGTTGGTGTACTCCGTCGTCAGGAAGAGCGGGTTGCACTTCGAACCGCGATATTCCGCCGTATTGCCGTTGGCGCAATCACGGTTCAATGCGATGAACCCACGGTTGCGTGCGTACTCAGTGAAACCGGCAATCTCGGCCGAATCGCCCGGATGCTCGAAGGCGATGCCGACTTTGACGCCGCGGGCGTCGGGATCTCCTTCAGACTCTTCGGTACATTCGATCGTACTCGGCGTAGCGTAGATGCCGATTGCTTTCTTTTCTGCGATCAGTTCCAGATCGCTTTTCATGACGATGTCTCCGATTTCCCGCGTCGGTTCCGCAGCGACGAATTCGACAGGAACGAGGATTATTGTCGGGTTTTTGGGACGAGGGCAGCCTGCGCCCTCGTCCGTTTTCAGAATTGATACAGGGTTATACATGATAATCGGTGTTAAGGTTTGATACTATGCGCCCTCGTGGGTGTCTTCCACTTCAGCGGCAGCGTTGGTCTTTTTCCAGAAGTCGGTCGAGCCGTCATCCGAGATTGCAGCCTGCGGGTCGTAGTCGGCCGGAACGGAAGCGAAGAGCATTTCGCCGAACGCGAAGCCGACACCGAGCCAAAATTCGCCGTAGTAGCGGACTTCGTAATCGACCTTCTGGATGTCGGTGATCACCTGCGGCTGGTTCAGGTTCTGCAGCATGATGAAGTTCGACTTCGGCGTGCAGAAGATGATCGGCGAGCCGTACAGGCAGTCGAGTACCTGAAGCGAGAAGTTCGTGAAATCGACACGGTCTTTGCCAAAATCGGGATTCTCTGTGCCGCTGCCGGCTCCCCACTTGTCTTTGTAACCTCGTTTGTATTTCACGTAGAGATCGGCAGACAGGAAGATGTTCATCTTCAGGGACTGATACTTCGCCAGAATCTTGTGGGCGAAGTCATTGATGTACTCGACGACTTCGGCATCTGTTGCTGTGCGCAGATCCTTTGCGTTCGGGTAGAAATTGATACCCTTATCGCCCGACTTGGCCGCTTCGACGAGCAGCGTTTCGATGCCGTTCATCGACTCTTCCGGCTTGCCGGCATCGGTCGGGTTCTCCTTGGCCTTGTACTTGCCTTTGCCGATCATCTTCATCTCGATGTCCTGAAGGATCGACGGCAGCAGAATCTTCTGCACGATGTAGCGTGTGATCGGCATCTGATCGGGGGACAGACGCTCGTTGTAGAGCGACAACAGCCACGAGTTGGCGACGTCGGCCGGGACGATCGCAAAGTTGATCTTGTGCCGGTAGTTCTGGATTTTGATGGCGGTGAACCGTGCATCGCCAGACGGAGTCCACTTGGCCGAGAACTCCTGTACGACGGACGTATAGTCTGAGCGGACGGCTTTGTAGGTTTCGATCGCACGCTTCGGCGTCATGAACTTCGCCGAGGTGAACCCCCGGTAGATGTCCTGCATGAGTTCCAGACTGTTCCCTTGCGACGAATAGGTGCCCAGCTCCTTTTTCAGATCATCCACATCGATCGTAGCTGCGGAGAAAGTCGGAAGCTGGCCCGTGGCCAGAGCTTCGAGCGCGAGGTGGTTGTGGGATGCCTTCGCGTCGATCGTGAAGGTACGGCCTTCGCTTCTCCCGAATACTTCTGTTGCGGCAGGCTTATCTTCGCGGGCTTTGGCGAGTTTCTCCTTCTCCTGCTGTAAGATCGTCATCTGGGCAGACATCGACGCGATTTTTTCTTCTGCTTTTGCCAGTTCCTGCCGTAACTTGTCTTTGTCGTCGCCGCCGGAGCGACCGATGGCATCGAGGAAGTTCAGCAAAAGCTGTTCTTGCTGTGCGTCGTCATTTGCATCGCTGGCGGCGTATGCGTCGTAGTGCTGCAAGGCTTCCGGGCCAAATTTCTGTTCGAGAATCTTACGCTGATCAGCAGAGAGTACCTCATGCCCTTCTGCATCACGCGAAAGATTTTCCACCCCGACAGTTCGGGCGAAGATTTTCGAAATAAAGTTCCAGTTCAATTTCATGTTCGATATAATTATGAGTGAATACTTGCGCGGATAAAGGCGTGATCGACGCATTCCTGTAAAGTGGCGATGCCGTCGGCAAGGCCGTTTTCGATAGCCTTGTCTGCGAAGAAAGTCGCGCCGGTCAGTACTCCCGGCGCGTCGGCCCGGAGGGCTTGCCGGCCCGCTTTGACGTCGGCATGGAACGCGGCGACCAAATGAGACAGGCGCATGCGGATCAGCGTGTACTCTCCGGTGAGTGCTTGGCGGTATGCGAGGTTTTTGTCGGATGACTCTTCCGCGTATATCTCGTGAACCTTTTGTCCGGACTTCTCCAATGCCTCTCGGTCATCGATGAAATATGTATATGCGCCGATTGACCCTACTTCCGATGTGATGGCGTTGTCGCAATAGACTGCGTCGCATTGTGCGGCGATCCAATAAGCTGCTGACGCGCAAAAATCGGCATGTGCGAGCAGAGGCTTCCCTGTGGCTTTGAATTTGCGGATCGCATCCAACATCAAGGGAACAGCCGTCGAATTCCCGCCGCCGGAGTCAATGTCGAGAACGCAGGCAACGACGTTTGTGTCAGCCGCAGCAGCGAGAAGGGCCTGTGCATATGTGGCAGTTCCGATCGTTCCGCAGGAGTCGTATTTGGTAATCGTGCCGGATATTGGGATCACAGCAACGCAGGGGTCGCCGCTTCTGGCGGCATTCGCGGAAACGGCGCGGGCATCTACATCGTAAAGCATGATGTCGAATTCTCGCTCGGCAGCTTGGAGTAGAATGTCCTGCTGCTGAAGCAGCGAAATGGCCGTTGGTATGAGAGTGGAAATATCGTGAACGAGCCAACGACCGCGGCGCAGTTCGAGGGCCAGCTTGACGTTGTTCTCCGGGGTGATCAGGCGTTTCATTTCTTTTTTATGCAAATCTACTTGGTCGCAGGCCGCATAAAAAGGACGGCATTACCCCTTTACCGCATCGATTGATGTCTGGTATTTGCAGGTGGCAACGAGGGTTTCTTCCTCGGTCAGTGTAAGCAGGGCCGGGATGTCCTTGCTGCCGAAAACAAGGGAGCCGCCGCGCCATTTGACGCGGACGATTGCAGGCTCATGCAGGAAAGCATCGTCAGAACGGAGTGTTGCTGTCAGAGTAATCGTCAGGAGTTCTCCTGCATCTTCACGGGTCGTTGCCGTTTTGAGATTGCCGAACGGACTGATCAAGGGAACCCGCCGAAACTCGGCGGCAGGGTATGCCGCCGGTTTTAAGGCGATAGAAGTGATAATTTTAAGCATATTATCAGTGAATTTGTAGAAATAATTACGATTTTCGGTTAAACTTTTTTCGGCTCATCGACGAGCGATTCGATGTAGTATGCACGGCGGGTCAGTTTCCGCTTCAAGGCTTCCAGCTCCTTCAGTTCCCGACGATAGGCCCGCTTGTGGAGGGATTCAAAGTATTCAGCCGAGAACAATTTACGGGAGAGGATGAACGCTTCGATAATCTCCTCTTTGCGTTGGCGGAGGGCTTTACGGCGCTGCACGAACTCCCAAAAGTCGAGTTCAAAGTAGGCGCGCAGGGAGATATTGAGCTGCTTGGTTGCTTGGGCCGAAAGGTAAATGAACTTATTTTGAAAGTTCTGGGTGGCTTCGTTGATAGGCAGTATAAAAGTCACTGCGAATTTTCCGCAGGCTTCTCTGGGCGGGAGGCATGCAGCTTGAGTGTGCCCGATGATCAGTTTCCCGAAGCAATTTCGGGCTGTCACGATATAAGCGCCGGAGGTATCCCGCTCGAAGAGATAGGCGAGATAATCCATGTGTATTCGGTCATCTACATCGAAGGTGAGTCTCATTTCCATATTCGTTTGTCAATTCCGGTTTTTAAGGTTCGTACATACATAGGATCGAGCCTGATCAGAGAATCGTCTTTTATGTCGATAAAGCAGCAACGGTTCCCGAATTCGTTTATCCAGTCGAACAGCCCGTCGCTACACATGGACTGCACGATTTCAATGAATTCTTCGGGATTGCCTGCGATAGCCGCAATCCGCTGCCAGTGGTAAGGTGGCAGGCGTGAGAGCTGCGCTACCAATAAACGAAGGTACTTCAAGAACTCTTCGTCGGAAAGGTCATAGTATGTTTTCATAAAAAGGATACCTATTTTGGGCAACTACACGAACTACAATTAACTACATGTTGAAAATCAGATATTTACAAAACTACAAAAGTAGCTTTTCATAGTGATTGTAGTTTTTAGAGTTTGAAAGTGAATAAAATGTAGTTTTATGTAGTTTTTTTGTTGTTAAAGTAGTTGTACTTATTTCGTTGATTATTAGCGTTGTAGTTCGTGTAGTTCGTGTAGTTGGCATTTTTTCAATTTGTGGCGGTACTTGCGGCGAATACCTGCCAACATGCGAAACGCCGAACTCCGGCGGTAGCGCTCGGCGGTTTCGATGATCCTGTTGGTCTCAATACACGCCGCAGCGGCAGCTTGGGCCGCAGCTGTCATAGACGAGGAGCAGGCCGCAAATGCATGGCCTGCTCTTGAAAGGGAACCCGATATGTCATATAGGTCATTCATACGGATCGCATTTTACGGCATGATTGCTGACGGCAAGCCCCTCGCCGATTAATCCTCGGTAATCGATCAGAAGCGAGTCGAGGTAGTCATAAAGTCGGTGATATGAGTAGATAGGGTAGTGTTCGCCGTTCAAATAGCATGCGGAAAAATCCCCGGTTTCCGGCAGATACATCAACTTGATCGCTGGAATGTGCAACGGGCCGAGCCGATAGGCGACACCGATTTCCTTATCGAAGGCGACCTGATCCGGAGAACACTTGAATACGATCGCCGCACACCCGACCAATGGAACGAGTCGATGTCCCCTATGGGTGATCTCGTTACGAACATCATCACCCGGCCGAAGGATCGGTACCTGCTGGCCGATGATTGAGAAGCCGGTTTTGTCTCTTTTCTGCACTTCCATCGTGACGTCGAACTTCAATCCAAATGCCGAATATCGACTGATGTAGTTTGTGAGCATTTCTTTCATCATCAAATAATTTTATGCCTTGAGGCGGTTATTTGTGGGCGACCGGGGACTCGAACCCCTAATTTCCGAATGTTCTTCTTATACCAATTTTCCCATTTTATAAGATGCCTGTCGTCGCCCTGCCGGTTTTACATTTTCATCAGCACGCTCCTTTCTTTTTTTCGACAAACGACCGTAAGGCCAGTGAAATGTCGAGTTCGTTCGTTGTGTTCAATGCTTCATAGAGGTCATCGTCTATCCCTTTCTCATCTTCAAAATTTCCTGCGATGCTTTTGGCTCCCGTCGGAATCCGCACCCACTTCTCGATGTAGGTCTTATTACCCAAAATGACAGTACGTTTCCATCCGTCCGGGGTGATTTCAATTGTTACTTTCGGAGTCATGATTTTTAGAGTATTAAGTTCATTGGATAAGCATCTATTTCGGCCGCCGTTTTCTCTTTTTCCATATCTCTGTCTTATTCGTGAATCTCCCGCCAGCCGAGGATATTTTTAACGCTGATAAGGCGGCTCGTACCCTCAATAGTCCACAAATAGCCACCGGCATCACCGGCAGAAAGCCATGCTGTCGATATGCGGATCAGCCCGGAACCATACCATTTTACCTCCACAACCTTGTAATACTCCGGCAGCTCCTCTTTCGGGTCGTGCCAGCGCGTCAGCTCTGCATGTTCGGATTTTCCGAATTGGATAAGCCATTCAAGGGCTGAGAAGGTAGGAATACAGCATCCCACACACCCCCGGTCGCAATTCTTTCGATCTCCGCAATCTACGCAGATGTTTTTTTCGCAAAAGGCTTTTGCTCTTTCCTCAATCGTTTTCATTTCTTGGTCAGTTTTTGGATAAGATAATTCATGTAATAGCAGCTATGTTCGCCGCATTCAGTTGCCGTATTTGCGCAAGTATTGTCTTTGTAATTTCGAAAGAAGCAGACTTTTCTATGCGCCTCTATTGCTTTCTCGCGCATCCGCTCCTCGGCCTCCTGCTCGGCAAGTTCGACCGCATACAGGGCTACATCTACTCTCACGGCATAATATGGCAGGTCAAATTCTTCGCCCTCACAACCGACCTCTACTTTCCAGCTACCGTCCTCCAGTTCTTGTCTTGCTTTTTCGCTTTTCATAGGTTCAATTCATATCCGTTAGACAATATCCACTCAATACGGTTACAAAGGAGGTCGACAAGATCGAATTCGAGTTGCTCTCCAATGCACTGGTGCGTGTGGCTGTTTTCGTAGCGCAGGTTCCAACAGAAGTTATTGGACAGAGTTAAAGCGTAGTCATGATTCTGCCCAACTACGGCAGGAATATCCGGCGGCATCACTCCCAGCAGGTCGGCGACCGTGAAGGCAGGGGCGATAACCTCCATTTCCCGGCTCTCCATATCCAGCACGTAATCGTTTTTGATGTATCTCTTCCTGTACACCATGCTCGCCTTGTCCGCGGGCACCCCCAACTCGACCAGCCGCTTCGACTGCTCGATGCTCGTTACTTGGTCTTTCATCCTCTAAAGTTTTTAAATTCACAACTGTAAAAAACTGATTTCTTGTTACACCAATGCGCCAACCGTTTCTGCTCATTTGTCGGCTCGATGTTATTATCGAAATTCCGGTAAGGCTGGGCAAACGGGCAGACTTTCAGCTTGCGCAGGGCGTTGATTCGCTCTAATGATTCCTCGACATCTCGTATTAGGCAGTATACGAAAATGCGATATGGCTTGATGCCTCGGCGCCCTAACTCTTTGACACACTTTGTAACCGCCTCCAGTTGGGACATCCGGTCGCAGGCGAACCGAATATGCCGAATCCATTTCACCCGTGCCAGCAGGTCGAGGATGTAGGGATTATCGCACGCCCTCCGGGCGTCCAGCCCTTGATTGAAATCAACTGCGATTCCCATGCGGACGATTTCCTCGATCTGTTCCAGCCCAAAGTCCGATGCCAGCACATTGTTGTCGAGTAATACAGCCCGGCGTTTGTCGCCGATAAACTCCCGGAACGGAGACGCCGGCCGGATTCCTCCCTCTTTGTGCGGAACAATGCACCACGGACAGCGGTTCGGGCAGCCGCGGGTCAGAAAACCGTAGGCTTCGTTCACTCCGTACAGCGAATAATCCGGGCAAATATGCTCGATCTCCTCCGGCAACACCGTCGTATAGTCCCGGAATCCCGTCCCGCCCCGGATCACCTCGCAATGGTAGATGTCCGGACAATCGGGCGTGAAAGTGAAAACCTTCGACATGTAAACCCGGTCGTAACGACCGAACATCGGGTCGGCGAACTCTACCGAATCACCCTGCGATTTATGCCACGCTGACAGTTTCATCAGCGCGAGGTTCGGGAAGTTGTGACCGTCTATGTCAACCAAACCTATTCGCATAATCCGTATCTCAACATGTTTTCAAATATCCCCATCATCGGGGCCTTTACGATACTGTTCCCGGCCAGCTTGTACTGCTGCGTATCACTGATTCCCGCAGCTTGTATCTTGTTTATGTCGCCATCCGAAACATCCATCAGGCGGAAACATTCGCGGGGCGTAAGGCGGCGGAGGCGCCCCGCATAGTCCAACAGGTTGTTTTGCACCCACGCGCTGCCCGTAATCGTTCCGGGGATAGTCGATTCTCCGCCGTTGTTGAACCCGCGTCCCCGCATCAGAATTTTTGGTTCAAGGCCGCCGCCCGATTTCGTTTTTATCGTTGGGCTGATGCCAGTCGGATCGTATACCCGGTATTGTTGGCGGTTCCAATCCGTTTCCTTCGTTGCGTCGATCTGCATCACTTTGTCTGAAATAATCTTCCCGTTCCTGTTCCCGCCATATCTTGATGTCAAGCACATTGATACATCGCCGTCTATACTCGTGTATTTTCCGAATCCTTTTGCAGCAATTTTTAATGCTGCTTCACTCAAAAAGTATTTTTTATCAACAGTCGATTCAAGCACGTCTTTCAACCGCTTTCCCAGCCTGACCGGGTGCGGAAACTCGTACCAGTTGCCGTTAAGGACGGAAAGCATAAATACCCGTTCCCGGTTCTGCGGGACGCCGTAATCTTTGGCGTTGAGTACTTCCGTGTAATTGACATATCCCAGCGAACGCAGCCATGATTCCCATTTGAGAAACAGTGGGCGATATTTTTCCGATGCGAGGGCTTTCACATTCTCCATCAGCAGGAATTTCGGACGCTTGGACGCAATAGGCTGACGGCATGCCCACAACAAGGATGATCGGGTGTCTGAACCTTCATCGAAGCCCTTTTGTTTTCCGGCGATGCTGATGTCGGTACACGGAAACGAGTAGGTGAACAGGTCGAAGTCCGAAACGGCGTTCCAATCGATTTTCGTGATGTCGCCGTAATTTCGGCCGGCCAGCTCCGGGAACACTGCATCGTGAGCCTTAATCGCCCATTTGTCAATCTCCGACCAGCCCACGCACTCGTAGTCCGCGCCGATGTCCCGAAGAGCCATAAGCTGGCTGTCGTAGCCGGAAAAACTCGTGAAAACTCGTATCCTCATATTTATCGCTCTTTTTTTTTGTTGAGTGGACTCGTCTGCTGGGCACGGATATCGGATAATGTTATTTGCCCCATATCAGAATAATCTTTGACTTTGAATTGGTATTGCATAGTTGCACCACACGCATTCTTGCATGATAGTACCGCTGCCATTGACGATATTAGAGCGGATGTTGTTACGTTTCACCGGGAATTTGATTTTATGCCAATCATCATAGAGATAATCCATAAGCAGGCAGTCATATCCACTGACCATTGCGAACCCTTTTATTTGATGAAGTTTCCAAGCCAGCCGTTCGTGATCTGCATCCGTAAAGTCGAACAGGTAGTCTCCACCCTTGTGTTTACTCCCGCGGCTTTCCAAAGGATACGGTGGGTCGCAATAAAAAAATGCCCCCGGAAAGTCGAGCCTGTCGATTGCGGCAGAGAAGTCGCTGTTGATGATCTGGAAGTTGCGGCGGATTTCCTGCGCTACTTCATGAAGCTTCTCAACTCCGTTTTTCCATCGACTGACTGTCTCTCCACCCTGTGCGTTCACATGTTGTTTGGACATATGCCACCCTTTATTTTGTCGCTGAACTCCCAGTCCGAAGAACGACTGCCGCACACGGACATAGAACCGTCGAGCGCGTTCAAGGTCTGTGATTCCTTCAGCCCCCCCCCAGCATTTCCGGTATTCGAGTTCAGAACATGGTGTCAGTTCTAACATCCGGACGAGTTCATCTTCATGTTCGCGGAGCTGTTCGAAGAAGTTGGTTATTTCGCCGTTTATTTCGTTGGCTGTCCGAATGACATTGCCTCGGTAGTTCAAAGATACGACCATCGATCCCGCGAAGAGATCGACGAGGTGAGTGAACTTCGGTGGAAAATTCTCATAGAGATATTCTATAAAAGAAAATTTGCCACCGAAGTAGTTGAAGGCTATCTTTTTGCTATTGTTGCCGCTCATTGTTTTGGAAGGTTGTAGTGCCGACGTTCGGCGGCTGTTAATTCGGTCGTAAATTCAAAACCGTAGACCCACACGTAGGGATTTTTCTTCCATGTCCCCTCCCAGTATGTCAAATCAATAAGCGAAGCATAGGCATCGCGCCAGCTTTTACCTAAAACTGTTTCGAGGGCAGTACATTGAATGTTTGGAAGGCCAAAATTGCATTCCAGAGCATCGGAAAATATTCCGTCCTTTTTGCAACCTTCATCCGTAATATCCTGTAACCGTTCGCCATGCCGGGCTGTTATCCGAAGGAAGTAGCGGGCCATCCGCGCCGGCATGGATTGCTTATTTCGCCAGAATCCGGATTTGTCGAGGTATTCTCCATATCCGAGTTCTTGCAGGGCTTGAATGTCTGCCGGATCGTATTTGTAAAATACCCTGTCGGGGTCAATGTCGTCGATATATGGTTCTTTGATGTAGATGACTTCGCCGACCTTGTACCGGGGACGAACGAGATGGCGGCGAGCAAGAAGGTCTGCGCGACTACCATCTGGAAGGATGAAATCGCCGCGAGGATTGAGCAAATAATCGTCTGGCTGCGGGTCTGTCAGCCGGCGTGTTTCCGTCTTGTGCCGCGCAACGACTTCGCGCTGCAATTCTTCGAGAAAACCGATGCTTTTCATAGTTTCTTTCGGTTAAAATGTTCGATGATTTCGTCTTTCGTAGCTTTGTGGCACAGTTGCTTCGGTGCTACTGCTGCCATCCATTTCGCCCGGATATCGCTGGCCCGCGGTATCAGAACTTTGAACCAGTCGCCGGCCATAATCAGCCGTTCCCCGGTTTCAGTCTGTACGGTATCTTTCAGCCTGTCGAAGCGGATTACGGCGTGGGCGACGAACCATTGCTCGCGGTCGTTGTCACTGTTCACGGCCGCCAGTGCCTTGAACATTTCTATATTCTCGCCGCAGTTTATACATTCACGGGCCATAGCCTCTCGCTTTTGTTCTTCGGGAGGTGCCCAGAAGGATGGGTTTGAGTTAGCAATAGCAAAAGCAAGCAGGAGTCGAGGTTGGTCGCGGTTTAGTTGTTTTACCGGTCTACCAATATCTGCCATCCACTTACCGAGTTCTATTTGTTGCCGTACGGTAGGGATAAGCACCATACATGAGGTTTGAAAACTCATTGTTCCCCTCCTTTCTTTGCAAGTGCCGCCATAAGTTTTTTTGCATGCTCCACGGCCATAGTATAGGGGTCGCGGCATTCGGGTTTATTCACCAACTCCGGGAGTATCAGCGCCGCCGCAAAGCCTATAAATGCCTCGCTGTTCGGCGTTCCGATATTCGCCCACGGCCCGGCGGGCGCGTCATTGCGGAGCATCTGTCCGTCGCCCGTCAGCAACCAGAGCTTGTCGATTTCGGGGTAATGTTGGCAGATGCGGGTGGCTACATCGAGCGAGATTCCATTATTTCCCTTTTTGATCTGATAAAGGTTTTCACCGCGGGGCAAGCCGATGTGTCGTGCGAATGCATTAGCGGTCATTTTCGATTGTTGGATGACCATTTCGATGCGCTGCCAGTTAGTCGGGGTTTCTTTTTCCGCCTGATTCTGTTTTGATTTGTTGTTTTGCATAGGATTGATTATTAGATTATTAAAATGGTAGTTGTGTGGGGGTGAAAGGTTCCGGATCGTCCTGTTCGTCTGTATTGTCTGTGTAACTCCGCGAGGTGTCGAGGTCGATGCCGTAATTCTCGCAGATCATTTTGTAGTCGAAGAGCATGGCCGTTGTCGTTCGACCTGTGGCTGCATCTCCGGCCGGAACGAATCCCGTTGGGTTTTGGATGACTTTGAATCGTTCGGCCTTTTTGGTGCCGAGGAATTCCCGACTGTGCTCCAGATAGTATTTCAGCGAGTCGCGGGGTATCTTTTTGCTCTCGGAATCTCGGCTCTCTTTGGCGTAGAGCTGCGATATACGGAGGAATGATACGGATAGGTAGCGTGTCCCTTCCGGCAGTTCCAACAGTGTCTTGGACTCTTTGATTGGGATTCCCTTTTTTGTGGACGCTTTGATGTGATAGTCCACGCCAATCCATATTTTCCCGGATGATGCCAGAATATCGACTGTCTCCCAGAACCCGGCGAGTTCGTTGTTTTCATTGGTCTTGAGGTTTTGCGTTTCGCACATCTTTGTGACCATTGGGAGTATTTCAGCGTATGTAAAGGGTAGGGAAAGTAGGGTTCGATGCTGCGGAAAGCCGCAGTAATTGACACCCAGTTCCTGAAGGTGCGATCCTCGATGATTTTGCCTGCGAATGCCGCGGAGAAGTCGGCGGCGGTTTCGTCGTACATGTGGCGGTAATTACTGCGGAACTGATTGCGTTGCTTGAGCAGCTCCCCGGTTAGGTGGGTCAGGCCGCGCTTTTCGATCAACTTGAGTTCGTTATATCTCTTTTTCTCGTCATCGGAAAAGGTTGTCTTGGAGAAGGTGAGAAATACCAGACGGGAGAAGAGGGCGATGTCTGCCGTCGGCATCTCCTGCCCGCTCAATATCACGCCGCAATCCACGGCCGTAGTTTCTCGCTTTTTGTCGTTGTCCATGTTCATGCGGGAGCGGCCGGCACCATCCCATAAGCCTTTCAGGAATTCCCGTTTCTCGATGTCGAGAGTGTTCTTGTACTCGTCGATGTGGACGATAGCATTTGATACCTCGGCCACGGCTTCGGCAAGTGCTGCTTTCGTCGTGTTGTTGATGTTCGGCGCTATATAGGACGGGATAAAAAACGATGTCAGTGAGTGGGCGAGTTCGGACTTTCCCGAACCTTTTGGCCCGAAGAGGTTCAGAATCGGGAATGACGTTGTGACATTCACGATGAGATCCCGGAAGAGTGACGCGATTAGGAAGCAGATTCCGATCTTTGCGTTGTCGCCGAACACCTCGATGAGTCGTGTCGCGTAGTCCTTGAGCGTTATGTCGTTGGTGATCGCATACACGAACCGGCGCTGAAATTGATAGCTTTGCGGGTCGTCTGCCGTATCTTTGGAACATCCCGGCAAATAGAAAAGCTGCCCGCGGACGTTCACCAAGCCGAAATCATTTGCTTTGACAAAGTGCCCCTCGTCCATTGCACCATTTCCCCATGCGTATATTTGGTGCCGTTTCTGCCATCCGAGCTGTTTGATTTCGTCGGCCGAGGGAGTCCCGTCGAACAGGTATTTTTTTAGTTTCGTCAGTTCGCCCTGTCCTGCTTCCCAGATGTAGTTGCCTTTCGATTCCGTACGGATGCGGAAGTCGGCAAACGATACGAGCGAACGCTGATCGAGTTTGATGACTGCTTCCTCTCCTTTGTCGTTCCGCATCCGGAACAGACGCCGGGCGTTCTGGTCGTCTTTGACATGGACGATCGGTTCGAGGATGAAGTTCGACCAGCGGACATCGGCATTTCCTCGTCCGGCACCGTAATAACTATTGTGTGAGATATAGAACCCGTATTCCGAAATCATGTCCTCGGAATAGCTTTCTTCCTTTTTTCGCTGCGCTCGTTCCCGTTCGAGTTGGATTTTTTGTAGCTCTGCCGTCCATATCTTGCGGTTCTTGTACTCACGCGCGAACATGTCCAGATACATGTTGACCGTACTTTCGTCGCGGCATAGAGCCAAGAGCTGACAAACTTCGGATATGACGGCGATCTGCTCGGTCTGGGAGTTCTTGCCTTCCATTTTGTGAGCGCAGAGCCACGGGATAAAGTCTGTTGTGGAATTGCTCAACAATTCTTCGTACCCCTTTGAATATTGCCGGAAATAATCGTCAGGGTCTTTATAGTTGTCTTTGATTTCCATGACCCGCACGGCCAGCCCTTCGCGGAGCATGGTTTCGGCGTTTTTGACAACGGCCTTCTGCCCGGCATCATCCATGTCTCCGATGATGATTACGGTGTCGGCGACCTTCTTTATGAGTTCGATCTGCTTTGGTGTGAGGGCAGTGCCGAGCGGGGCGACCGTATTGTCTACGCCGATCTGGTGCATGCGGATAGCGTCGGGATTCCCCTCGACGAGATTCATTGTGCGGACGGCCGCAGCCTGACGTGCCGACTCGAAGTATGCGAACAGATGCTCACCTTTTTTGTAGACCGCCGTGTCGCCCGTGTTGATGTATTTCGGGAGCTTTTTGGGGTTCTCCTTATCCATAAGACGACCGGAGAAGCCGACGATGTTTCCTGTCCGGTCGCGTATGGTGAACATCAGCCGCCCGCGGAAAGTATCGTACAGGGAGCCGTCGCGTTCGCTTCGGCGGACGAGGTCAGCGTCGATCAGTAGTTGCTCCTTGTACCCTTTTTGTGTGGCATATTCGCGGAATCCGCCTTTGTACGGGGCGAAGCCGATCAGCATATTGTCGATCGTCTCCTCTTTGAACCCTCGCTCCTTTGTTGCGTATTTTTGGGCTGGGAGTGATTGCTTGTAACTTTCCCGAAAGTATTCGAGGGCGACCTGATTGATTTCGAAAATGCGAGAGCGGCGGAACCGGGCCTCTTTTTGCTCTGGAGTCAGCTCCTCGGCCTTATATTCGATGTTGAGTTTTTTTGCCAAATACTCCACCGCTTCGGGGAACGTCATGTTGTAGAGCATCATCACGAAAGATATGGCATTGCCTTTCGCACTACATCCGAAGCAGGTGAAGATTCCCTTTACCGGGGACACTTTGAACGAAGGTGTCTTTTCCTTGTGAAAGGGACAGCAGCATTCGTAATTGACGCCGGCCCTCTTCAGACTTACTCCTTCGCCCCCGATTATAGAGACGATGTCTTTGGATAGTATTTGGTCTATGACGTATTCAGGTATCATTTGCGCGGTGTTTCTGGCGGGACTTTCCCCCTTTGGGAAATCCCCCCCCCGATTTGGTTATAAAGCATCGATGTGTTCGACGATTATGCCGGCCCTGTCGTACTGTTGCTGGAAATCTTCTTTGATTCGCGGGCGTTTTTCCTCTTGTATGCCTTCATACAGACCGCAGCGGTACATTGTGAGCGCGCGGCGTATCGTTTCTAACAGCTCTTTGTCGAGATCCATTATGGCGTAGTGTTCCCGATTGTCTTTGTCGCAATACATGGCTACCAGAGTTTGAGGATGAGCGCTACGGCGACGATTGTGTTCAGGATAAAACAGATGAGGGTGGGGATCAGTCCTTGCCGGTCATCTGCACGGGCTTGCAACAGTGATTTTGCAATGTAGAGCAGAATGAGGAAGTCGAGAAAACCCGTTATACAGGCGAGGATAATCAATATGATAGTTTGCATGGTTATGTCGTTTAAAATGTTACGTTGATTTGGTACTTCTCGGCGATGAATTTTGCCAACGCCTCACGCTTGGACAGCGGGATTTGCCGGGCGCCGCACCCGTAGGCGTTGAAAGTCGAGGTCGCAACAAAGAGCATCTTTGCGCCTACTGTCCGGAGTTCTTCCCGACTGTGGATGTCCAGCCCCCGCCAGAACTCGATGAATGTCTTGGTTTGTTCCATATATTTTTTAAATTTTTGATTCGGTGGAAAAAGAGGGCGGCGAAAATCTAATCGCCAGATTAAAAGTTGGCCGCCCTCTGCGTCCGGTACTATCTCACGACAGAATGCGGACGCGGTCAGGACTCCGATGCCCTATAGTCAGGGACAGACTTTCGGCGGCCGATGTCATGCGCCGCATCTTTTCGATGTCTGTCCCGTTGTAGATGTCTAACAGACGACTGCCTACCATCAGGCGGCTTTCCTCTGTGTCGAGGTTCACGATCAGCCTCACGTTGTTGGGGTAGGTCTGAATCATCTTGGTTTCTTTCCCCCGCAGGTAGCGGGTTTCGCATTGCGGCATACTGTACGCCGGGGTTGCAGTTGATTTTCTGTTTTGCATAGGATTGTGTTTGAAATGGTGGAAAATTTCTCTACATTTGTTATTAACATTGTTATTTACAAATGCAAATATCAGTAATTATTAGGATTAATCCAAATAAAACCTAATAATTTTTACACTTAAAAATTAGCCTCAATGTATAGTATTGATATTAGGGAATTTAGACGTGCAAATAAAATGACGCAACAAGAACTTGCAGACTATTTTGGCGTCGTTCAGGGGTTTATCTCCAATATGGAAAATGGGCGTGAAAAAGTGCCCGACAAATACATTAGTAAAATATTAGGTGATCCGAATGTCGATTCTTCAATGGTGAAAGTGGTAGCACCGGAGAACGAGGTGAAGATGCCTCGTGAAGTATTCGATAAATTTTCCCTGCTGCTCGAAACTATTAGTTCCCAGCAGGGGACGATTGCGGATCAGCAGAAGGTGAATGCGGAACAGGGGCGGTTGATTGCTGATATGTACCAGAAAATCGACCGCCTGACATCATTGGGGAGTCGCACTGCCCGCACGGAAGACGATGCCGGATGTGCCGCTGCAAAATAGTTCTCTTTGGTCTCCAGACGATAGTCATCCCCAAATATTAAAAGTATGAAGAAAATTATCTTATTGGTGGTGTTGCTGTATGCATCATCCTGTGCTGTTCAATACAATGAAGCATATTATATGGCTGATTTTAGGCCCTATACAGAAGAGGGCTTTATTATTTCCCCTCTGTCATCGTATGCCGCACCTTATAAACCTTTGGCTACCATTTGCATAGAATTTACTCCCGGTTACGATCGAACCTATGTTAACGAAAAAATAGTAGAGAGTAAGGTAAATGACGATATGTACTTATCGGCAAATGGAAAAAAGCAGCAATGGCGGTGTCCGACGCAGGACGAAATGCTGAAGAAGTTGGTAGATTATGCAAAATCGATAGGTGCAAATGGACTGTTAGACTATCGTTTTGAGGCTGTTCGCCCTGTAAAATCAAATTTTAATCAGGTGCTTTATTATAGATTAACTGCCTTTGCAATAAGTATATAA